CTACCGTTACATCTGAGTTTGTTGTAGTAACAACGGCAAGAGTGCCACCAATAGCAACATCTTCATTAGTAGTATCTACAATTAATACATCCCCACCGTCACCATTTTTTCTGACCAATAAGGCTTCTGTAGAGGTTACGTCTATTACTTGCGTTCCTTCTATAATCTCATCAAAGCTAAGTGAGCCACCGCCAGATACTTGTAAGTCTCCTGTGATTACTAGGTCACCATCTATTGTACCGCCATTGCCTAAATCCTCGGGGTTTGTTTGCCCCATTGGACTAAACATTAGATTTCCACCGTTTTTACTGCACCAGTAGTTGTACTGGTTGAATTATAATTGAAGTAAACCGTATTGCCTAATCCACGAGGGACTGTTAAATAAATCATCGTGTTCTTGGGAATTACCATATCGTTTGCTGCTGTTACATCCGTTGCAGATGTGGCAAAGTTAAAGTAAATCTCTACTGCTGAATAAACACCAAGCGTTGATGTCATCGTTGCTAGAGCTAAGTGAATTGAGTTTGTTACATCAGCACTTGAACCAGCAGTCCCAGGGGAATTAACTCCCCATTCTCCACCAACAGTAACGTTTAATGATTCTTGTACTGACCTCTTATGTAGTTTTGCCATAATTAACTCGACTTCCTATATACCATTGCAAAGTCACCACTGGCTATTTGGACAGAAGACCACTCTCCGTAAATAGTCTGCCCAGCTAGTAGTGTAACTGATGAAAGTGTGTCCCAAATATCAGTGTCTAATGATGTTGCTGCGGTAATAACGCAATCAACTGACAGTGCTTGGATTGCTACATATGTGTGGGAATTGACCGTGGCGTTTGTGACGTAATCATAGCCACCGCCACCTAATCGGTTGGATGCTTCTTGTTCGGTGTATCTATGTAGATTTGATGTTGCCATTACTTCTCCTAATCTCTAAGGTGTTGGCGAACCATGAACGAGCCTATTGCAAAGAATTACTTTTTCTTTTTACTAAACATCTTCTTTTTTGGTTCTGCTTGTTGCTTGACGATCCTTGAACCGCCAAATGAATTTTTAATTACTTCAAAGCCATCATTAACCTTACCTTGAGCCACTTCTCGTGAATCGGTGTGTTCGTAATGGTTTCCTTTTTTCAATACTATCATAATGTGACTCCTATTAATACAATGGGCGATGACAAAAGCCACCGCCCAGAGTTTATCCAAGGTTTACGGATTCAAGAATTCGATACCTTTGACATGGTTACTTGTGGTAATTACTCCACCATAGATAATATCGGCAACAACCTTTGTTCCCAAATAATCTACGGAATATTCGCTTTGGACACGAATATCCTGTTGTACTGCTACAGCAATTGCTGATTTATGCACCAGATATGCTGACTCAATTCCAGTTGAAGCTGTAGTTGGAATTAAAGAACTTGTCATAACTGGAATGCCAAATAATGAGCCTACTTGTCCTGTACTCATTACTGCATTGTCGTTACCAAAACCAACACCAGCACCAGAATTATTGGTGACAAATGCTTTGGAGTTCAACAGATCAGCGTAGATAAGTGGATTCACGAAGAATGCACATTCATCTGCTGGAATGTCGTTACTCATCAAAGTTCCAAGAGCAGTCTCAACATCTGCGTTGGACATACTATTGTCCGCAGCTAATGTTTGAGTTGTTCCAAGTGTCTGCAAAAGAGCTTCCACTTTTGTATCGACAGCCTTTGCAAGTCCATATGCCATTGATGCAGCATACTTGTCAAACAATTGCTCGTTGGATTGAATCATTGCAAGATCTTCAAATAGCTTTGCGGCATAAATGTGTTGATCAATTGCAAGATCGATGTCGGTTTCAGTTGCTACACTATACGCCACACCAGTGTTTACTGCTTTGGTAGCAGTAGCCACTTCTTGAATTGTAGGTATGTGTAGGGTATCGCCAGCTCCTTTTACCAAACTTGAGTAATCGTCAAAGAAAGGTTTTAGAACTAGTTGTTTTTCGAAATAGCGATACACTCCATCAGCCCACAATTCTGGAATAAAGACATCCAGCTGTGTTCCTCTGGTGGTATCACCACTAAAGGCGGTATAAGCCATTTAAGACTCCTTTTTATTTATTTTGTCGATAACCCGCAACAATTTTATCCCAATGCTTTGCTCGATCTTTCCTGTCCATCTTGGTCCAATCTTGAGGAACCTCATTTGAAGGAACCGCAGGGTTATTAGCAATGGGTACACGAGGGTTATTTGGATTTAATTTTGTACTTAAGACTCGAAGTTTTGATAACGGAAGGTCACCAAAAGTTTCTTTGTCTTCTTCACTGAAATCAGCAAGGATCTGCTCTCTCATTTGTGCTTCATCACGTTGAGCTTGTTCCACTATAGGTTCAAGTTCCGAGAGCTTCAACGCTCTCTCTTCTGCTAACTGCTGCCATTCATTTTGTTCTTCCATCTGCTTCTGACGGTCGGCATCAATTTGCTTTTGTAAAGTAGCAAGATCAGATTCACTTTGCTGTGCCCTGGCACGATACTTTTTGCTTTCTTGCACCAAGGAACCATAGTCGGGCAGCTCTATGTCTTGGTTCTGGCTTTCATTAGGAGCCACCTCTGTCGATACTTTTGATTCTACAGGCGATCGAGTCCCTTCCGCTATCTGCGGTGATTCCACTGGTGTGGTTGTTTCTTCGGACATTCTGTCCTCCTTTATAAGGTTTCTGTTGTTCGGTTAGGACGCAAAGCATCCTCTATATTCTTATTGATTTGGTTTACAAGAAGGCTTATAACCTTATCTCTTGCAACGTCCGGCAATGTTTTTTCACCAGCAATATCTCTCGCTGGCATATCTTCTGTCCCATTTTGATGTAAGTTCATTAATTTACCAGTCTCAATAACACCTTTATTTCTAGGGTGGATATCACCAGACTTGATACCATACGTTAATATTATATTTGACCTATTAAAACCACTACCGCCTATCTTTTCAGGCTTTCTAGGCTTAAACTGACTAAACATTAAACCAGAGGCGGTCAAATTTGCTTTTGTACTATTGTACTTATCTGCTTTTTCAACCATATACTTTCTTGTAAGTTTTTTAAATTTTTTCCCATCTGGACTTCTTGCTGTTTTAAAGATATACCCAACATGAAGATCCCTTGCTGTCTTAGTAAGCATTTTTAAAAAAGATGTTCTAAACTGCATTATCTTTTCAAGACTTGGCATTTTCACGGCTATACTCCAATAATGTTTTTGCTTTTTTATACCTCTTTGGGTTTTTGTCAATATCTTGTTTAGCACTTGCGGTCACTTTTGAATCAGAACTCTGAGGAAGCCATTGATGCCTACAGTTAATACCACCTCCGTCACTTAGAGAACCTGGATACTTAGATTCAATTTCTGTTTTAGTAATCCCACCAACGCTTAACATTACTCTGCATATTGGTCTCGTTTTCTCATCAAGCGGTCCATGATAATACCATTTAGTCGTGGAAGAAAGACCTTCTGCCATTATATTAGTTACGCTTCGATTGTAGGTAGCTAATGTAGTAGCAACAATTCCTTCAACTCTCCTAGGGTTCAATGATAGCTTTGATGCTATTTTTTCTTTTAAAGAATTTCCTTTTAAATTTTGAGATATACCTTCAGATAGTCCTAATCGCACTTCCTCTCCAAGCCTTGTGCTATAATTAATAATTGCAGATTCTTGCATTTTTTGAAGTGCTAATAATTGAGTCTCTGTTATCTTGCCAAACTTAAACATATCATCTAAAAGATATCCTGTGGCATCTAAATACCTATCTACGGCAATCTGCATCTGTAGGTCTTGCAACCAATAATCGGCAATACTAAGACCAGCCAATGTAGCTAATATTTGCTCAGAAGAAAGACCTTCTTCTTGAAGTTCAGATGTGTCTTTATAAAACTCTTCTAAAGATTGTTCTAGTTGAGATTGAAAGTCAACAACCGTTTGGTCGATGATCTGTTCCACTTATTAACTTTCTAGGCGAGCTAATAAACGATTTTGAGATACTGGTTCTTGCGAATCTACTTGCTGTTGCTGCTGATTAAACTCTGCTCTTTGTTCTGGGGATGCATCGGGATTCATATAATCAAAATAATCTTGCTTTGATGCCAGTCCTTGCTCAAACCTCCAAGTCCATAAAGCAATCTCTGTGTCGGGAGTAAGTGCATAATTAGGCTCTAGGAAGTCAACAGAATATTCATCGGGTAACTTTGTCCCTGTCTCTACTTCCAATATTGCCTTGTCTATTTTATATCTTCTCTGCTCCCAGGGTCTCCAAGTATCTTCTTTTTCTCCTGTGGTAATATCACGAGCTTCCATTTCTAAAATTGAAAGACTTGAAGCCGATGGAGCATTCCCAGCATCATCTCTTGCGTACTTTGCACGAATATGGTTATTGTTTAATGTAGACTCAACTAAGAATCTTGTTGAATCTATGATTTCTTGTAAACTACCGCCTGAATTAGTTACTCCAAAATTCGCACCTTCAGGCAAATATAAAACCTGATCTGTTCCTATAGAAATTCGACTTGCATCGTCAACCCCAGTAATATATTTAATTCCAAGAGCTGAGTATCGTACCGCTAATTGTAATTCCACTTGTGCTACATTTACTGCCAGATCAACTTGAGCAACATCCATCGCATTGGCTACCGAGTGATAATCTCTTATCGGTTGGTATCTATTGCAGAAAGTGACTGGCAAAACATCATAGGGGTTAATATCATGCTCGTTTACCGAAACTTTTTTACCGTGTTCATCAATAAGGTAATGCTCACCTTGATATCCAGGTCTGCTTTCCGTCCACACAGCATGAACTGGTGTATTAATTCTTGCATTCCCCTGATACTCGATAGGGTAACAGATACCAATAGGCTTATCTCGACTATCTCCAGCTAAAAATAATGGAGTGTAGTGACTAACTGTCTCGTACTCTACTTTCCCTGTAAATTCATTCCACCTTGAACGCAATGCCATTGTTCCTAATAAAAAAGTCAGCCTCTCTAACAATCTTCGATTAGCGTTAAGGCTCTCTATGTCAATTAAATTTGTATAAGACTCAGAAACTCGCATTCTAGGAGGTCGCTTGTAGGTCATTGACCTCATAGCACATACTCTGCGAGTAATATTCTGATTTAAGACAGGGACTTGTTCTAAGGTCTCTGATCTAAAGTATTTTGAAACGTATCGTTCAACATTAGCACCCTCATACCAATCCATAAGATAATCACGCTCACGAGTGCGTGAATCCTCAATGTATTTGAGGCTCTCTTTTAATGCTTCATTTATGGTAGACTGTGCTAAGTCAGGAATAGTTACCAATCTATAACTCCAGCGGTTCTTCTTCTAATAGGGAATTGGTTTACGATGAAGTACCTAAACGCATCATTCATGTGATCAACTCGACCATCTTTTAAAGGCTCTTCCTTTAATCTTTGGTCTGTCCTATGCTCTGGGTATCTATAATTCTCATAACACTCAATAGACCCCTTACATTTATCACTTACATAAAAATGGCTATCTCCATTGGCATCTTCTATAAATGAACGAACATGGGAAACACCGTTAGCTATATTCCTAGATATTCTATCAGTTTTATAGCGAACCCGAATTCCCTTTCTTCTAAATTGCTCTATATCTCCCATACCACTTTGGCTTTGAACACCTCCACCAGCGGGATCGCCAAAAAAAGCCTGAACTGGGTAGCTTTTTTGCAAAATCAACCTTGCTAGTTCATCTGTTTTTAAGTTTTCCTCAAAACATATCTCATCTATTTGATAAATTCGAGTGTCAGATTCCCTTTCCTCCACCTGATACCATCCAACGGCTGGCATCCTGAAACCGAAGTCGATTGAACAGAATGTTGGTAAATCTGGGTTGTATTGTAATCCTTTAATAACATTCGTGTACCGTGAGAACGGATATACACGCCCCGTAAAGCTGACGAAGGATGCTCCGTATTCTTGTTCCCAGGTTTCTTTTGTAAGCGTTTTTTTAATGTCATCTATGTCCTCCTTAAAGTACGGTGATTCCCATGAGGGATGTTGCCAAGATTCCCAATCTGGAAATTCTTTTGATTGCCCTCTGGTGTAACAATCATACATCCAGTTATGACCTTCTGGCGTGGTGGTCATTAGTGCCCATCCCTTTCTATCCGAAAGTGTAGGTCTTAAATATTGCTCCCATACTATCTTTTTTATCTTGGCGGCTTCATCAATTATCATCCAATCCAAGCCTTCTCCGACCAAACTATCCACATTGTCACAACTGCGAATCCAAACCTCTGACCCTAAACCAGCCATCTTAAAATAATACACCTGACCACTTATTTCTTTCTTTGCCTCTACTGGCAATTTTAGCCTAAGTAATAAGTCATCTTTAACAATGCGAGCTATCTTATCACACAGTTCGTAATTAGGAGCTACTATCCAACCCCTGGTCTTAGGAGTTAATATCCAAGGCTCTATTTCCCTTGCTGCTGCAAAACTCTTACCACTACGCCTACCTTGAATATTAATGCGAAATCTCGCACGACTACTATGAACTGCTGTTTGGTTAGGCGTTGGCTTGTATGATATTATGTTCCAAAATTTCTGCTTGTTCAGGATTTTCTTCTGCACCTATTGCACTGTCCTCATAACCGCATTCTTTAAGTACGGTCTCTAAATTACCAGTTAAGTCAATTGATTGGCGGTCTGTCTGGGCTAAATAGTTCTTACCCAAGAAGATACTCATAGCTGCGTTGTTCTCAGCTAGTTTAAACTGTATCTGCCTTAACTTTATCTTCATCTTCTCTCTACCAGATAGCATCTCTGCCTTATAACGCTTCCTAACAGTAGATTCATCGCATTTAAAAAACTTTGCAATTTCTAATGTAGTGCATCCAAACTCTGCAAGATTCTCTACTTGATCAGAGTCTATTTTAATCTTGGGTCTTCCCATATTTTTAGGCATTATTCTTCCTCATCGTCTACTAATAGGGGATTAGATGACTCCCAAAGAATTGCACACTTCATTAAAGCTCTTCTCCAGTAAGTCTTTGCAGATGAGGTTGATATGCCCAACTGCTCTCCAATTAAGGGAAATGTTATCATTTTGCATCTCAATTTAAATACTTGAAGCTCTCTTTCCGATAAGTTGTCATACGCTTTGTGTGCTGCGTGCTGAAGCCATCGTTCCTCTGGTGGTATAAGACCACTATTAAAAATATTTAGTTTAAATCTAAAAGCCGTAGATAAAGTAATGGCATCTTCAAGCCTTTCCTGGTCTTTGTCTGTGAGTAAAGGGAACTCTTCCATGTTGAGTGCAGAACTTAATAAATAATACGACAATATGGGTGATTACAAAACGTATCCAAAATAGTAGCCCAGCCTAAGACACGAACCCCCCCACCTGGAAAAGGCTTTCCTTGTGGTACCCTCTGAATGTCCATGAGTAGTAATGGAGTATTGAAACAAATGCTTTGAAAGCATTTGCTTTCTACTGTGGAATCCTAGTTTCATGGCTTAAAATTGGCTGAAAATGGCAGAAGCAGAACAATGAGCCAAACTATTCAAACCGATTTAACTTTATCCGCTTTATTCCTTTTGTTGATTTATGCGGCAAAGTTTTTTCAAGAATGGAGCCTTTAAAGACTCTAAAAGCGGCAAGATTTTATGTGATTGATCATATATATATATGACTAGGATACATTATGTCTACTGCATTACATTTGAGCTCACTATATATGGAGTATACTAATGCCAAGAGAGACGATTCATAACTGCGAAGAATGTCAGGAGCCCCTAGACGGGGTTAAGTTTAGTTTTCAGGATGTTTACTACTGTGCTGAATGCTTTGAAGAACATATATACACATGCGAATCATGCGATGTATTAGTGCATGATAATGACATTAAAATTATGAGTGTAGGCGGCTCGGATACTGTGAACTGTACGCCCTGCATGGATAGATTCTCTTTTGATTGTATAGAGTGTAGTGAATCTTATCATGTGAATGACTCCACAGAATTACATGATGGGGAGCGGATCTGTGAAGTGTGTTGCGAGAATGGTGACTATTCGTGGTGTGATGAATGTCAAGAGCTTTACCACTGTGATTCAGTTACTTATAATGATGATGGTATATGGTGCGACGAATGCAAGCCTCAAACGTCCTCCATTCATAACTATAGTTACCTACCTGATCCTTTACTATTTCATCATAATTTACATGGAACTAATAATTCAATGATTGAACCCAGAGATAAGAAAAACGAAATATATTTCGGGATTGAACTCGAAATAGATAGGGATGGTTACAGCAATCAAGACAAAAACGAGTTAGCTTCATCTATTTCAGGAGATGAGAGTACATTTTATTGCAAAGACGATAGCTCTTTAAATTGTGGATTTGAGATAGTATCTCATCCGTTTTCTTGGGATTATTTCAAGAGCAATAAAAACGATTTTAAAAATAATCTAGATAAGGCTAGGGATGCGGGATACAGGTCACACGATACCACTACATGCGGAATGCATATCCATGTCAGTAAAAAGACCCTTAGCAATCTAGACATCTTTAAAATGGTGTATTTTGTTTACTCGAATGCTGATTTTATTAAGGTCGTATCTAATCGTAATTGGGACGA